GAGAAGCAAATATCTGTATTAGAGATATGTTGCTGCTTGACCAGGAACGAACGATTGTCCGAGGCCTGTGCAGATTACCAAGTGATAGTATAATGATGCACCGAAAATGTGATCAACTACACCATATCTTGTAAGCAATCCAACACGTGGGCTGAAGTCGTTTGGTCCGATTGTGCGCTGCACCATCACTGGGATGTATGGGCAATACACGATACCGGAATCGTAGTACTCAGAACCTTTGTATCCGAGTAATGCGTAATCTACGGGCTTCGCACGAGAAGGTGAATATCCGCCACCTGCATTGTTTGCAGTGTAGCCGGGATTAATCTGAGCTTCTGTACGAGTGTCACGATAGATTTGGAAACGACCACCGACCGATCCGACCTTGGCAATACCAACAGGCTGAGTGTTTACACTACCATTGACTGGCATCCATGTGAACTGTGGAAGAGTCTCGAGGATAGCGCAAATACGTGGGGTGGCGATAATGAAATTAGCGGCACCACGACGATTGCGGATAGCAACACGGTTAGCTTCAACAACGATTCTGTTGTAGAAGTCACGTGCACGCTCCCCGGACCAACGACCGTCAGCAGAGATAGCAGACCAAGTAGAATAACCCACACCAGCACCAGCATTGAGACAGACCTGAATCATACGCGCGATCATTTCGCGGTCGATTTCAGCCTGGATCTCGTAAGACATGGCGTTAGTAAGCTCAGCATCGATATCGATACCGTTCATATTTTTAAGATCCTGTTCGAGCTCAACAGACCATTTAGCTGCTAACCTACGGGTAAGAGCTTCAACGGCTGTCTTTTCAAACGAAACTGTGATCTGAGGAATTTTCGAGCTAAGCTCGAACTGTGCCATAAGAGCCCCGACACCAGCGTCTTCAGCAACATTGCTCCATTCTGCATTACCGCTAAGGGCAGCAGATGAGGCACCTGTGAAGGCTGTGTTAAGGTAGTTATAACCCAATTCCTTTTGATGGGACAATGCTGTGTTACCGCCTATTGACTGTGAGCTGTTGCTTCCGTCGCCATTAGCAGAATATCCGAGAGCGGAATCTTCATACTTGTAGCGCATTGCGAAGGCAAGGCCGACAGGACCGGTCATTGGCTGAACGCCCACGATCTCATTAGTAATGAGCTCAGGGAACGTACGACGAATCATCGGGATAAGGACTTTTGGTAAACGAGCGTCTCCACTAGCGTATCTGTCGCCTGAGAAGGCTCCAGAAGTACCGAACGATGCAGGATTTGATCCTGTATCCGATCCAAATACACCACCAGCAGAGGCAGAATTGCCTTCACGTAAGCACCATTTTTCTTGGTTCTCCAAGAGGATAGCTGTGTTTAAGCGAGTTGTTTCGTTTGTGATCTCAGCAACCTTGTCTGATTTGAAATCCAATACTGGACTCCACTTCTCGACGAGTTGTTGAGCATAATCTTTGTTAATATGCATTAAGTTTGACATAATTTTGTGTTTTTTTCCTTGTTTATTGTGAGTGAATTATTTAGCAAATCTGCTAAGGTTCTTCATCTCGTTCAGATAGCCGTTTACTGCTTCACCAGAAGGAGTACGTTCGATCTCATTGTTTGATTCTTTTTGCTCTTCGATGATCTGACGATCAACGCGAGGAGCTTTTGTAAATTGGCTTTTGACGGATTCTTTAATCTCATCAACTTCCTCTTGTGACTCTTTCTCGAACATTGCCACAACATACGAGAAGTTTTCTTCAATATATTGAGGAGCTTTGTTTCTGAGAAGTTTTGTCACAAATTGTTTTTTAGCAGAAGGCATATCAGCTGTCTTCTTTTCAAGAATAATGGAAGCTTCAGCTTTGTTTGCTCTGTTATTAAGTTGGGCGTTTTCTTTAAGAGCTTCATTGAGCTCAGCGCGAAGTGAGTCAATTGTCTTCTTGCCATCAACTAAAGCTTCTTTGACTTCGGTATCAACAAACTCTTCGGAGATGCCAACAATCTGACGGATCTGAGCAAGTTGCTTAACGGCTTTGATGTTATTAACAGCTTCGCTGATTTGTTCAGTTGGAATGCTCTTCTCAATGTAAAGATCAAGGTAGTTAGAAACCTCTTCGACCAGACGCTCTTGGAAGCCTTTTGCTTCTTCGGTCATTTCGCCTTCATACTTCTCAACAATTT